TCCCACGATAACTAACAACCGGAAAAGCCTCATTTAGATAACCAGCTTCCTTTTCCAGAAGGTAATTATAGGACCCACCCGTGATAACCGCCACAGCGTAAGCAGAAAGGAAATCACTTGGAACGGTAAAATACTTGTCATTCGCAGTTAGCGTGAAGGTTTGAACCTTCCTTAGCGCCGGTATTTGGACGGCCTTGTAAATCCTGTCCTCGGCCAAGTTCACAAAGTCAGGAATAGCGGCAATAAACTCAGAAGAATAATTCTGAGTGTAGTCTTGCAACATACTCGAAAGTTCTGCGTAATTCATTGCCGCTTACCTATTACTGATCGCCTTGGAACATAGTTCCTTTAGTGGCAGCGCCCGTACCGCGAATCTTCGCGGATGGCTTCTTGGGCGGATAATCAGCACAGGTAGTCATACTGCCTACAGACATAGACAAACCCTTCAAGCCCCGGTTGTAGTCTTTGCCCACCTCTGGAAGCGGCATTTTCTTCATGTCCATTTTCATATCATTCACCCCATAAACTACAGTTCTAATTTATATTTACTATTCCGACTAGGCCAGTAGCGAATATAGCCGGATTACCAACAGGATTCCAGCCAAATAAACTCCTACCAGGGTCAACATCTGGCCTAGGATTAAGCAGCGCCACAGGATCATTTATCGGGAACCTACCCAACTGCAACTGAGGATGGTCCTCATCATTGCAGGCAGAACACACCTTAATGCCCGTAGGTTTCTGGTTCACCACCTGCCAATCTAGTTTGGCTAATGGAGCCCGAAACCCGCAACGGTCACAGAACCCAAAAGCCCGCTTACCAAAGGCAAATTTCTGGGTCATAGCTTGCTATAATTCCAGGGAACGAAGGTGGCGGGAGACCGCTCCCGATCTTCCTCTGCCGCCAAGGCAAACTGCCGCTCATACTCAGCTTGCAGCATAGCAACCCGCCCCATCGCCTCTGGACGCTTTAGGGCAATCTGATAGGCCAGGGCAGCCGCCAAGGCTGGCACAAACCTAACCGGCACGTCCATATTGTCAACGGCATTGGTGGCATCCTGCATCCGTCGCATACGCCAATACAGGACCGTATAGGCTTGATCGGGAACCGGCCAAAGAATGAAGGATTGGCTAATCTGCTTCTGGACGTAAATCTGAAGGGGGCGCCCTGTCGTTGCCTTATTAGGCAGGGTCGCATAGTCCGTCACGCCGATACGCGATAGCGGATAGTCAAAGTTAGACCCCTGACCCGGCAACCGGACAATAGCATCAATCACATCAATGTTGTCAGCCGGTAGGTTGTAGGTAGATACATTGGGGGAAAGCGTGATGGATAGCTGCTCAACGGTCCAAAGGTTCAAACCTCGGTTAGACCACTCAGCACTAATCATATTCAGGGAACGGCGCGCGGTTCTATAGTCATACCCAGTCCTAGCTTCCAAACCGGCACGTTCGTAAGCGTCCTCGATCAGGTCCGTTATTTCGATATTCCAAGTTGCCGTTCCGCTAGTAGGCATTACTTTAATCCCTATGACCCGACATCACTTCTTCCTCGCAGCCCGCATATTATCAACAGCATTTGGATAAGGGCGACCAGCCGCCTTTGCAGACGCTTTGGCATAAGCCTTCTGCTTACCGGATAGGGGCTTTGATTTCCCCAATCCTTTCGGCCTTTTCTGCTCCCAAACAGGCTTCATAGCGTTAGCGCCAATCCAATAGCAGCACCAAAGAACACCTCCCCTACTTCCGGCCCCTGTCGCAAGTAAGGAATCTTTGAAGGCGCCCTAAATCCCAATTCATAGAACAACGGGCAGGCCAATCCGACAATCATCAATGCAATCGCATTACCAATATCAAACTGCCAAACCACCAGGGCGGCGGGCAGCGTCCAAACCAAACCACGGGCAACCATGATAAGGCGGTCTTTAATCGGATCACCTTCACGGCGCCCCAGGTCTAAACTTCCATACCATCCCGGCATAGCACCAAGGAAGAACCCCACCGTCACCAATACGGACGCCCACCACGGGACCGTGGAAAGGGACAGCAAACCCATTGGAATAGCCCAACAGACAATGCGCGCTGTGGTGGCGCCGCGCCCGGTAATCTCCTGAAAGATGGCATCACCCCTCAGTCGAAAACCAATAGCCCCTACAATGATCCCAAGTAGCCACATTATACGCTCTTCCCGCGCGTCTTACCCCTAATGGCGCAACCATCTCCACGGGTGTAAGATGACTTTACAGAACCACCGGAGGCCATCTTCTTCATCTTTGGCTTCTTCACCATACCACCGCGCTTCATGCCGGGAGGAACAGGTTTGCCCTGCGCCGCAAGCATATTGCGAACCTTCTGCTTTTCCTCCTCAGTTAGCGGTGTGCCATCAGGCTTTTTATCACCACCACCAAACCGCTTAATAGCGCCCATAATACCAAGGTCGCCAATGTCAGCGTCACCACCCAACACTTTAGATGCAGCAAAAGCAGGGCTTAAAACCGAAAGCCCAAACTCGGTGTCATTGAATTTTGCCATTATACCATCTTTCCTTTAGTCTTACCCTTCATGGCAATCCCATCGCCACGCTGGCAAGATGATTTCACGGAACCGCCGTAAGCCATCTTCTTAACCTTACCACCCGCCTTCATGCGTTTTTCAGGGCGAGGCTTCATGTTCATGTTCCTCATTCCAGCAGGGGGAGTCATATCTTCCTCGAAAGACTCAACACCGCCCGGCGTCATTTCAGGACGGTAATTCCGCATACCACGCGGAGGGGTGGTATCTTCCTCAAATGAACGAGGGCGGGCGCGAGCCATGCCACGAGCAGGTGGACGCGGTGGCAAAGGAAGATCGCGGTCCTTCATCACACCACCTTGCCTTTGGTCTTACCCTTCATTTCAACACCACCACCCTTGGCGTATTTCATGACCTTACCGCCCTTCTTCATGCCGTTATCTTCCATCTTCTCGGCGCGGGCGATTTCTTTACGCATCAGCTTCTTATCCATGGCGGCATCGGAATGAACCGGCCCACCCTTCTTCATCCCGCCCGGACGCATAGCGCGGGCCGCAAAGCGGGGGGTGGACATTTCCATGTCGCCACCCATTTTCTTCATCCTAGGCTTCATACTCTTCATAACACTCTCCTATTTACAAGAAGCCCGAATGTGGGCACGAAGTTCACCATAATCTTCCATCATTCTAGCAACAATAGAATTGCTAGGCAAAGCCTTTAATTCAGCCGCCGCGCCCTGTTGAATACTTAGGCTATACGGGACAATGCTTGGACAAACCAAGGCTGTATTATGCCCGCACCCAGCTAGAACCAATAAACAAAGAGGAAGGACGTATTTCAAAACTTCCCCTTATCAAGGGCATCAACCGCACCACCATTCCCCTTATATTGGGCGGCAGCCTCGTTTCCCCTCTGCAAACTATCTAAGGTTCCCTCTAGCTGATCCTTTTGGGCAAGGGCTTTACCCTCCCTACGACCAGAAAAGAAGGCAGCCATCAAGATACCGATAACGGCAACAGCGCCAATCACATACGCCTTAATCTTGGCCCAAATAAACCCAATGGCAATCATTTCTTCCTCAACAGAACAATGGCGGCGATCACCACAGCGGCAGCTACAATCGCCACGCCAACCCACATTGGAACCCCGCCAAGGGCTTGTACAGCAGGGGCGGCAGTAGCGGCGGCAGCGGCAATACCACCGTATGAAGCCACGGCAGAAGCCTTCCCATCCGAAGGAGCGGAAGGCTCAATGTAGTTAGAGGACACATAAGCCCCCTTTACCCACAAGCCAGCTTCAGCCGCCCGGCGATTAACAAGGCCAGCAGACACATTCTTGCCGATCTTATTCCAGCGCGCCAACTCACCCGGAACAGAATCAAAGTTACCGGCGTTCAGTTTCTTCAGAAGGGTTGAACCACGAAAAGCGCCCTCGCCAACATTGAAGCAGAAAGACACAAGGGCAGCAAATTGGTTGTCATTCACGGTGACTTTAACTGCATCTTCCACGCAACGCTGAAACCTAGCCAAATCGCCACGCAATAGATTGACAGCCTCGGCCTCGCTAATGCTCATACCCTTCTTGGCTGTCAAGGTATGACCGTAGCCAATCGTCCAAACCTTAGCGGGGCATAGATAGGCTTCCAAACGAAGCCCCTCCCATTGCTTGATAAGGTTCAAGCCATCTTGATTGATTTGCCTCATTTTACAAATCCCATCTTCCAGGCGGTTACTAGGGCAGTTACAATACCTACAACCGTCCCGATCATCATAATAAATTGCCAGCCGCCGCTCAACTTATTAAGGGTTTTAATGACCTCATCAAGCCGATCATCCTGCCGCTCGAACCGAATATCCATATCCCGCTTCATGTCGCCTAAGCGAGATTCCATATTTTCCATTTTCGCTGATAGCGAACCTAGATTCCTTTGGATTTCACCTTCATTCATGTCAGCATTTCCATCTACGGCGCGCCTTGCAGATGGGCTTCTTGGGCGTTTCAGAACAACTAATGTTGTGCATTTTGCGCTGACCATCAGACCTAGCGCAGAAGCTATCGCGCCTTGGGCCACCCTCTGGTTGAGGGGGCTTTAATCCAGGCTTGCCAGGATTGGCCCTGTTGTATGAGGCCCGACCCTTAGCGTTTAGACCGCCTGCCGGGCTTTTCCCCTCTGCGCGGGTCCAGGCAGGGGTCTTAGGCATCTTACTGACCCAATGAACGCAGAGCCGAAAGAGAGGATTGGGTGGATGAAATATCCCCATCCATCGCTGAAACGGCCTCCACATCACCGCGATTAAACGCAACTTGACGCTGTTGCTGCGTGTAAGACAATCGGTTTTCAAGAAGCCGAATCAAGTCTGTAATGTTCATTTCACCATCCCTTACGCAAAGAATATATCGCCAACCACTTCATTCAAGCCAACCGCAGTATTATCAGCATCAGCCACACCCGTAACAATCGTCAAACCAATTCCAGTGGCAAAACCAATACCACCCTCTATGGTATAGGTGACGGTTGAATTGGGCGGCAGGGCGATTGTACGGACAACGCCCGTACCAGCAG